GGACCTCCAGGAACTGGGAAAACTGAGAATTTACTACGGATCGTGGACGAAGAACTTAAAAACAATACTGGCCCGAATAAGCTTGCCTTTGTTAGTTTTACAACGAAAGCTACTGATGAAGCTAGGAACAGAGCTAAGGCTAAATTTAATTATACTGATGATGATCTACCTTACTTTAGAACTTTACATTCCTTTGGTAAGAGACAATTAAACATGGCTAATTCTGAAGTAATGAGGTCAGCAGATTACAAAAAATTTGCAGATGATTATGGTGTAGATATGACTTTTGTGTCAGCTGATTGGGAAGACAATGGACTTGTTAAAACAGATAATATTTTTATTAGAGAGTACAATAAATCCAGAATGAAAATGATGGAACTTGATCAGTATTATAATAAAGAAAATTGTGATTTTTCTTGGAATGAATTTTTAAGAGCACGTAATTCTTTAGAGGAATTTAAACACAGGAATAATAAAAGTGATTTTACTGATATGTTATCTTTGTTTGTAGAGACTGGTAATGTACCGGAGTTAGATGTAGTTATTGTAGATGAAGCACAAGATTTATCTTTACTGCAGTGGAAAGTATGTGAGAAATTATTTAAAAATGCTAAACGTGTTTACATAAGTGGCGATGATGATCAAGCTATTTTTAGATGGGCTGGTGCAGATGTAGAATATCTTATTAACATGAAGGGTAACCATCAAGTATTGGATCAATCATATAGATGTCCAAAGCTTGTTCACAATGTGGCTGATGAAATTGTACAGAGAATCTCCAACCGCCGCCCTAAGATCTGGAAACCTAGGGATGTTGATGGAAGTGTAAGATACCATGCCTACCCAGAGAGTGTTAATGTTAGAGAAGGAAATTGGTTAATTTTAGCTACTTGTAAATACATGTATAATGAAATGGAAGATGATTTAAGAGTTCAAGGATTGCCATATAAAAAAGATGGTAAGTTGCCTATAGATAAAGAACTTCTAAACGCAGTTGATACCTGGGATAGATTACATCGTGCTGAATATGTATCTTATAAAAATATTAAAGATGTATATAGTTATCTACCTTCTAAAACAGGACTTGAGCGTGGACATAAAAACATGCAAAGTTTTACTGATGAAAATAATGAGTATAATCTTGTAGATTTACAAGATAACCATGGTCTTAAACTTTTTAACGTTCCTTGGGATGTAGCATTTGATTCAATTGGAACAAAAGATGCAGAATATATTAGAAATCTTCAAAGGTTTGATAACGTAACGGCAGAGCCTAAAATTAATATGAGTACTATTCATGTGGCTAAGGGTGGGGAATGTGACAATGTTATGTTGATGACAGACCTATCAAGAGCCAATCAAGTAGAAATGGAAAAAAATTCGGATGATACGAATAGAGTAATGTATGTGGGCGCTACTCGAGCTAAAAAAACTCTGCATGTAATCAATAACCAAAATTATGGAGGATTTAGAATATGAATAAGAGTGAAATATTATTAAAAGCTGCTGAGTTAGTAAGTGGAAAAAGACAAGAAACCCATGGAGATATTAAAACAAACCATGAACAGATAGCAGAGTTTTGGAACATACTATTAGACGATAAGCTTCAACCTGCTTCAGCCATTACTTCTGATGAAGTAGCAACTATGATGGCGTTATTAAAAATATCAAGGTCACAGCAAGGTAAATCTAATGTAGATGATTATGTTGATGCATCGGCATACATGGCCATCGCAGGGGAGTTAAAAAATGGATCTATTTAATAAAGACGAGGTAAAGGCGGAGTGGCTACATCCTACAAAATTTCCTTCTATGAAAGGAAGAGATGTAGTAGCTATTGATCTTGAGACTTGTGATTATGATTTAAAGAAAATGGGCCCGGGATGGGCAAGAAGAGCTGGAATGGTCATAGGTATTGCCATATCTAGTGGTGATTTTACTGCATACTATCCAATAGCACACGAAGGTGGGGGAAATATGGACAGTGGACCTGTCTTAAAATACATTAAAGAAGTATGTGAAGATGAGTCTATACAGAAAGTATTTCACAATGCACAATATGATATAGGATGGTTAAGTACCATTGATATTGAAGTTAAAGGATACATACATGATACAATGATAGCTGCTTCTCTTCTTAATGAGAATAGATTTAGTTATGCTTTAACTAGCATAGGTTTTGAGTATTTAGGTGAGAGAAAAAATGAAACTTTACTTAAAGCAAAGGCTTCTGAATTAGGATTAGATCCTAAAGCAGAGATGTATAAGTTACCTGCTGAATTTGTAGGAGAATATGCAGAGGCTGATGCTCTTTTAACTTATAAACTACATGAAAGATTTAAATCAGAGTTACAGAGGGATTCAGTAGAAACAGTTTATGACATAGAATGTAGATTAATTAGAGTTATATTTAACATGACAAAGCGTGGTGTTCGTATTGACATGGATAGAGCGGCAGGATTAAAAATTAAATTAAGAAATAAAGAAAAGAAATATCTTAAAAGAATAAAAGATTTAGTAGGAGAAGATGTACAAATCAATGCACCTAGGTCAGTAGCTAAAGCTTTTGATCAAGTGAACCTAGAGTATCCGACCACCGACCTTGGAGCTCCGAGCTTTACTCAGACATTTTTAGAAACACATAAGCATGAGTTGCCTCGTATGATAACTAAAGCGCGTGTACTTAATAAATTACAGGGTACATTTATTGATGGGATCAGTAGATATGTACATAATGGCAGACTTCATGCACATATTAATCAAATTAGAGGTGATAGTGGTGGAACTGTTACAGGTAGATTTTCTATGTATGCTCCTAATTTACAACAAATGCCTATCAGAAGCGAGTTCGGTTCAGAAATACGTAAAATATTTTTACCAGAACTCGGAGAGTATTGGGCATCGGCAGATTATTCTCAACAAGAACCTCGTATTCTTACACATTTTGCAGTGTTAAATAAGAACGAAGGGGCAACAGAAGTTCAAGAAGCTTTTATTAAGGGTTTGGATTTTCATAAACAAACAGCAGAAATGGCTGGTATAGATCGTAAACTGGCTAAGACTATTGGTCTTGGGGTTATGTATGGAATGGGTTACAAAAAAATGGCGTTAGATTTAGATATCTCACCTATGGAAGCAAAAACTTTACTTAATCAATTTAGATCTAAGGTTCCTTTTATGCAAGGAATGCTTGAAGCTGTTATGAACCGGGCGAACGAAGTAGGAACAATTAGAACCTTTTTAGGAAGAAAATGTAGATTTGATTTCTGGGAACCTTCTTATTTTAGCGCTGGTGTCTACAATAAACCTATGTTATTAAAAGAGGCTAGTGCAGAGTATGGCCCCTCTCTTAAAAGAGCTGGTACCTACAAAGCGCTTAACAGATTGATTCAAGGCACAGCTGCGGATCAGACAAAAAAAGCTATGGTTGATGTATATGAAAAATTAGGTGTTACACCCCTTATCCAAGTACATGATGAGTTGAATTGTAGTGTAAAATCTGATAAAGAGGCACAAGAAATAAAAAACATTATGGAAACTTGTATAGATTTAAAAGTACCTTCTAATGTAGATTATAAAGTTAAAGACAACTGGGGAGAGGCTAAATAATGAGTGATAAACCAATTAAAAAAGCAGCTGTAGGCTACAAAGAACAAGGTAAAAGTAGGGCAGCTAATCAAAAACCTGTGAAAGGTGTTAAGCCTGGTTTCGCTATTAATCATGAGCAAATGGAATTTGAGAGAAGAAAACTTCTTGAAGAAATGTCTGCTAAAATGAGTCCTAATAAGAAACAATTAAACATGATGGCTGCAGTAGCAGCTACAGAAGAACCTAAATACTTTAAAACTACAAATTTAACAAAAGCTGGGAAACCAGCAGTATATGACGGAACCGATGGATTAGGTGAACCAAGAGAACCAACAATGCGTATTTTATCATTAGGAGCTGGTGTTCAATCATCATGCTTAGCTTTGATGGCGCAAGAAGGATTAACTAAACATAAACCAGACTTCATGATCTTTGCTGACACTGGGTGGGAGCCTAAGTTTGTCTATGAGCATGTAGAATATTTAAAGAAAGCAATAACTATTTGTCCTATTATC